AGTTCAACTACACCATTGCCATCAGCCGCGCCGCCAAATCTTGCATTTGTCAGCTTTACGGTATTGGTTGAATCTGCCGAAGCCTCAAAGCCGCCGATTACGCACGTGGGATATGATGCATTTGCTGCGACCCTCACATACACATCGCCGTTGTTTGCCGCTGTTCCGCGCTGGCATATTACATTTACACGTCCCCTCTTCATTACAGGGGTGATCTCGTTCTGTGCGTAACTTCCGGCATTCTGGTTTGCATAGTCCGTCGCGCTCTTTACTTCACGGGTTGCAATTCCCACAAAGCCCGTTGCGGCGAATGTTCCCGATCCGGCAATAAGCGAAGCTACGTTGATTACTTTCCCGTTGGAATCGTAAACAACAGCATCGCCAAAACCGATCGTGCCGCCTGCCGGGATTGAATCTATGATCATGTCGGGCTGTCTGGAATATGATCCAGCAAAGCCATGTCCCATTGTCTTACCTACTACTGTTCCAATCATTTACTTTACCTCCTTGCGTGTATGAGGGTTAAGGTTTGCATATGCTTTCTGGACTTCGTCAATATCCGCCATGGGGGATTTTGTCTGATATGAAGCCTGTGCGTCCATAACCTTAACAATATCATCTGTCTTTACGCTTACCGCGCCAATGATCGCATCAGACACAGCTTTTCGTGTAGCTTCGTCTTTGATATTGGCAACTACCGGGCGCATTGTCTTGAGGATATGTGCCGCTACATTGTCGGATACCGCCTTGCACCCGTCCATTTCCTCTGCCGGTACTACTGAAGCCTCCGGCTCAAGCGACTTTATTGCTTCATCAAGGTCACTTTCAACTTCCACTTCGTCATTTGTCTGCATTGCGTCTATCTTTGCCGCAAGCTCTTCTACCTTTGCCGCAAGTGCTGCAACGGGATCCCCGTCCTTCACCTCTTCTTTGGTCTCTTCCTCTTTGGTTTCCTCTTTTTTCTCTTCCAAAGCGTCCGCCGTGTCCATTGCCAGCTGTGTCAGCTCCTCTTCATTTTTGCCATTGGCAGCCATGCCGAAGAGCTTCATGATTGTTGACTGTTTGCTCATAGTTTTCCTTTCTGCCTTTTTCGGCTTTGTTATATTCGAGTCCATGATTGCGGCTTTTGACCCGGCTCTTGCCATTTCTACAACCGCCACATGGTTTCCTCTTATGTTCGACTGCGTATAGCCGCCCTCGCTCTCGCTATAGTCGCATTCATACCCACATGAGACCTGTCTCTTCCCGTTCTTTATATCGCGTATAAGTTCTGCGTCATGTATGTGGAGATCTGCTATAACATACCCGTCCCATTCGCCTGCGCCTTTCCGCACATTCTGGACGTGCCCTTTTTCATACATGGTTGCGGTTTCTGAATCTACCAAGTCAGGTGGGTGGTCATTCGTTACGGGCTTGCCCTCAAATGATGCAAGCGCCGCATCGGAAAAGACCTCTTCGGGCGGTCTGAATACCTTCACAATCTTTTCATCGTTAAGCCCTATTTCAGTTCCCAAATAATCCTGTTCGCCTGTCCGTGCTATTGGGACATTCCGGCATATAAGGAAACCTTCCCCGGTTTCTATCTGATTTGGGCTTATGGTATAGCCGTAATAACTGATCATGGCAATGTCTCCTTTGCCTCTTTGCTGAAATCTCTGAATGATTTCATCCATTCTTTATATTTTTCATCATCTGCCCTTTTGTGCTTTAGGAACGTCTCAAAATCGGGTATCTTGTTCCCAAGCGCCGCTTTGTACTTCTTCCATTGCCTTGTATCATTCAAAAGCTTTTGGCGGTTGCGCATCTTGTTCTGATATGCTTCCCTCTGCTTCTTTGTTCGCGGATCATGGGTTATAGGATTTTTCTCAAATGACGAAAAATCTTTATCTTTTTGTATCTGCTTTTCTGTCTTGCCTATGGTTGTGTATTTCACAAGCGAATGTAGACAATTCGGATGTATGTTGAGGTATGAGTTTTCTATGCTGTCGGGTCCTCCCGGGTCAATCTTGCCAAATGCACTTGCAAGCGGTGGGTATTCGGGGTTTTTCCCACTTTTGGAATACACCCGACCTTCATACACGGCACACACCGGGCACGTTGAGCCTATGCGCACTATCTGAAATAAATCATGTTCATCTTTCGTTAGTATTGCCGCCTTTTCAGCTTGGCTTGCCGTGCTCCTTACTGCCATATTGCAATAGTCTGTCAGCGTCCATCGCCTCCCCATCTTGTCGATATATGCCGTTATGCCTTTGCTTGCGAGGTCGGCTTTCATGGATTTCTGTGCCATTGTCCATGAATGCCCAATGGCTTGCTGATTCGCTACCGCTTCAAGTACCGCACTTCTAAATTCGTCACCTTCCAAACGTGCGACTGCCAAAAATTCCCTTGCGCTCTGTAATGTAACATTTGAAGCTTCGATTATTTCCCCCAGCAGGTTGTTTGCAAGGGTCTGTACGATAGCCGTTTCGGCTGATGTAAGCACCCTTGCATTTTCATAGCCTGCCGCGTTTTTTTCTCCCCTTCCATGAAAGATTGTCTCTATCATTTCGGGGATATAGAGGAAAGAATGAAACTGCAAATCTGAAATAATCTGTTGTACCCTTTCAAGCGCCGCCACTTCTGCATAGTCCACGTAATTGAGCGAGCGCTTGCGTGTTATCTCGTTCACTATCTGACGTTCAGCATTCAGATAGATCTTCATGACCTTAAGTATGGCTTTTTCTTCCTGTGGGCTTTTTACAATCATATGATACCTGCCATCGGGTCATTCATCATGCGTGTGTTCGTATACGTTACACCTCTGCCCTGTTCTGCCTGTTCGTCTGTCAGCTTGTCAAATATTCCATCTAATGATATCAGCTCCTTATCAGCTACCTCTTTATCTATAAGGTCATTCTGATATGCTGCTATAATCGTGCTTGCCTTTGTCGCAGCTGTTTCCGCAATAGCCTTTTCGTCAGGTGACTGCATCGAAGGGAATATTATTTCTAAATCGTCTGGAATCATTCCCCAACAGCTTATAGCCATGATCGGTATCAGCTTTTCAAGTATTGCCCTTAGCGAAGTCTCCCTCAAGCCGTCTATGTAGTCGTAATAGTTGAGCATATCAGCTTCGCCGGTTGCGTTCATGCCAGCAGGCGAACGCCCAAACAGCTTTGTTACAGGTGTGCGTGCCGCCCCGGCTACATCCATCATGATGCGGTCATACACATCGGATAATCCTGTAAACGAATACTGTTCTGAATGTACGGAATCGCCCTTGTTCAGCAGTGATATGCCCTGTGAGCTTCTGACTATTGACATCGCCTGCATTTGGTTCCAGAAACGCCTCTGCATTTCTGTGTTTCCTATTCCTAATAGCTGGTCTAATCCTTCAACTTCTCTATACTCAACATTTGCGCGGAATGTAAGCGCCGCTATGTTTGCCGCTACATTGTCGCGCCTTGCGATCTCGTTATATATAGCCTCTATCTCAGATTCGCCCCAATACATCTCTGCGACCTGTTCAAGCCATGGAAGCTCACGCCCCACAAATCTGATTATCCTTGAATGATGAACGTTTATCTCATATGTATCGTCTGCATCTCTTACCGTGTAATAATCAGGCAGTCCAAAGTCGGTGTCATCTGGATCTGTTACAATCTTGCCTTGTGGAAACACACCTGACCACCTATCCAATATCCTTATGCCTTGAAATGCTCCGGGCATCACCGTGCCCATGTCCAGTGGCTTGCTAAGATCTTCCTGCCCTTTTATAAGGATAAGCCCGACAGCTCCGCCGTACAGCCTCCCCCAGCATAAGCCATCAAGGATCTTTTTCTTTATCTGTGTCTTGCGTTCCAGCCTTTCAAAATCATCTATGTAGTCTTGATCTATCATTGTAGACAGTTCAAACCACTTCCGCACCATATCCGTTGGGATGATCTGTACAATGTTCTGTACTATCCAATTGTCACGGTACATCGAAGTAAGCAGCTGATAATTCTGCCCTAATCTCGTCATGGGGTAGTCGGTAGCTTGCATAAGATCAAAAGTACCAAACCCCAGCCTTGCCGCCGGATTTGAAAATGCATCTGTAGTTTTTCTGTGTTTTCTCTTTCGGCTCATGTCCTTTTTCTCCATGATGGAAGGTTGTTGATTCTGTACCTCAGCGCATCAACTCCATGGTCTGCCTCTTTCACGGGCTTATCTTCCCCGTGCGCTGATGCTTTATCATCCCAAACATATGAATGAAGTTCATCAATCAAGCCTCTGCACCGTTCACTTATCATTATTTTTTTGTTAGCAAACATGGTGTTTACTACCCTTATGCCGTCCGCTACGTTGTTATCTGCCGCAATTACCTGATATCCTCTCCCTCTAAGCTCCTGTATAAATGAAGCTGCTGACGGATCCACAATTATAGAGCATATAAATTCGGGGTCGCTCCCCATGAATGCCGCCATATCGTCCGCATATTGTGAGTCGGTCTTTTGCGGTTTTCCCGTCTGCTTTGCCTCAAGGCTCCGCGAGTCCCATCTATACTCTCTGTCAATCCATATCGTTTCCCCGTCATCATATGTATCAAGGTAGACGCATGGATTTGTGGTTCCGTAATCACAGCTTATTGTCCTTATAGCTATGTTATATAGCCCCGTGGGTGTTTCTTTGTATATATTCGCATCTGTAAAGGTGGGGAATATCAGCCCCTCCGCACGGGTCCACTCACCCAACACAAGCCGATCATAATAAACTGTGCCTTTGTATTCTTCACATAGGTTTTTAACAAAGTCTTTTGGCAGATAGGGGTTATCAAACAAAGTATATTTTTGGAGGTAAATATCGGCTCCCGACTCAATAAACCTTTTGAGCCAATGTGTTGGGTTCTCCGGATTTAATGACCCGTCAAAACATGAGTAAGGCTTATCAAGACGGCTTTTCACCATCTCAAATACTTCCTCATTCCATTTTGCCACTTCATCGCCATAACAGTATTTGAATGATGCGCCCTGCACCTTTGCGACCTGAGATATTTTCTCCGCGCCCAGACAGTACACGCGCTCCCCGAATAATACCGCTATGTTTTCAGAATTTATAGTGCCTATCCGTTTGTGTCCGTATATCTCGCGCATAGGCTGTAATACGTTACGTTCTATTGTGGATTTGCTTACTCCCAATAATACCGCAATGCCGCTTTTCCCTTTTCTCTCTATAATCCGTTGGGGGATAACGTAGGATACATCTACAAACGATT